TACCGATATTCTGACCGCCTGCATCTAGTATATCTTTGAGTATATCAGCATTTCTTGCACCTAGACCGTTGACGGGATCAATATACATTTCAGGATCTGGATAAATGTGCTGTGCTGGTCTATCTTTTATGGGTGCATTGAGCATCTCCTCAATGTAGCGCCTCCAGCTTTCCATGATAAGTTTCATTATCTGCCTCCCACGGTTGTAACACTTATTTTTAATTTTTCACCAATTTCTTTAAATCTAATAAGTTCGCTATAAGCGTCCTTATCTCCTGCACTGGCGTCAGTGATATATCCTTCAATATACTTGTTGGCAAGCTGTATATATTTAGGCAATTTTTTAATTGAATCAGGGCTTTTGCTTTTGTAAGCCGTGTCAAGATCTTGGATTGCAGTACCGACATCTAATTTTAAGCCTATATCAGATCTATTAACCATATACTCATCCAAAAAACCTCTAATAGCGTTGTATCTATCTTTGCTCATTTGCTTACCACCATCTAGCTTGACCGCTGCTGAGGCTTCCGAAGAAAAAACTGCTATAACTCCAGCTATAACGATCATAAAGATTACAGCTTTTACTATGTTGTATAGTATCGGGTGGTTTTTTTGAAACCTCTCAATAGCTGAGTTCATTGAGCTTACAACTCTCATCGTGGCATCAATAGAGGTTTTTGCGAGATCTGTGGCCTTGATTGCCATCTTTAAAAAGAAATCATTGACTCTTTCCAAAGCAGCTTTCACTTTGTCTGATATTGCATCTTTAAGCTTTAATGCACCATCTTTGGCTCTTTCGTAAGCGGAAGCAACAAGATCCATGATCCCTTCTGATAAAAGGATATTTACCTCTTCATTGATCTGATTTTCAAAAATAATTAAGGAGCTTTCAGTATCCTGATAGTTTCTCCAGTTTTCCATTATTAGTTTCATATAGCTTCTCCTTTAATAATTACCATCGTTTTATCAAAATCACCAACTATTTAGTATGATGCGGAAAGTAGTGCAATCATGGAATTTGTTTATGGAACAAGAAAATAAACCAGTTGATTCAAAACAAGTGGCCAAAGTTGTGCTTATTGACGCTGAAGGTAAAGTTCTTTTTCTGAAAAGAACCAACTACGTTGAAAAGTACGCTGGCGACTGGGACTTGCCTGGTGGACACTTACATGTTGGGGAACCTTTGGAAAAGGGTTTGCGTCGTGAAACTAGAGAAGAGACAGGTTTAAGTATTGGTCCCGTTGAAAAAGTTAAAGAATTGGAAAATATTATTTTTTTCAAGGCAAAATATGTTGATGGAGACATAAAATTAAGCAAAGAACACTCAAGTTTTGCGTTTAGAGACGTAAAAGACTTAAAAAATCCTTCAAAATTTGAGAAAGTAGCTAAGGAAGCGTTAGAAAGTGAGTAATTTTAATACATCTTGGGACAAATTTATTAAGGAAATGGATCTTGATACCTCTGGTATTCGTTTCAACGACAACCTTGAGCCAAATTTTTGGCAAGGTATGGAGATTGATGAGGAAGCTAGGTCAAGATTGGTAATGATTGCCAAAGATTTCATAAAATCTCTTGATCTTATGGACAAGGTTGTTGACATTACCCTAACTGGTTCGTTAGCAACTTACAACTGGCATGACAAATCCGACATTGACTTGCACATTTTAGTTGATTTTACAAAAATTAGTAAAGATAAAGAGCTTTTCAGGGATTTCTTGGACCTAAAAAGAGCTAGCTGGAATGAAAAGCACGACATTTTTATGCATGGATACGAAGTTGAGATGTATTTTCAAGATGCAGACGAGGATCACTTCGCAAATGGTGTCTATTCCATCTTAAAAAACCGATGGATTAAGAAACCAACTAAGGATTCGCCTGAATTAGACATGGATGCTTCACTTATCAAGGCAAAAGGCTTGGCAAGAGAGATTGATAACGTCCTAGAGCACATCCGAGCCAAAAAATTCAGTCGTGCATACGAATGTGCCGAAAAAATACGCAAAAAAATCAAAAATATGAGGTCTATTGGTCTAAAAAATGATGGAATTTACTCTGTGGAGAATTTAGCGTTCAAAATTTTGAGAAATTCTGGATTTTTGGAGAAATTATCAAATTTTAGACACCTTTCTTACGACAAAAAGATGTCATACAATGATTTTGAGCCTGTCAACGTAAAAATTGACGAACAATGGTGGAAATTCATCAAAAGTTAACCTATTTATTTGCAAGGAGATCAAAAAATGAAACTTATAATGGAAAATTGGAGAAAATTCCAAGAACAAGAGGAAGAAGCCGCAGAAACGCCAGAAACGCCACGGATTAAAGATTACGATCTCACTCCTGAACAAATTAAGAAGCTAATAAGCATAATTCAGAGTGTTTATAATGAGAGATACGGTACGGTTAACGAGCGAGACGAAAATCCTCTTGTTATTAGCAAGAGAGCCTCCTCAACAGCAGGATTAGACTCATCAAGCGAGATGGGCAAAGTTTATGACAGGATTGAAGACGTAACAAGAAACATTGGCCGACAAGTTGCCCCATCTACACTTGAAACTGTAAAATCTGCTTTTCCAAACTCTGAGATGGACTCTCGTGGTCATTTAGTGATCGCAGACAAATATGTTGTATCTGATGAGAACAACTTAAGCGACAAAGCTGTTAATATCACGAACACAAACTTTTTCCTTGATACTGTTGACAATGTTCATGGAAAACAATTAGATCTTGCGCTTGAAAACATGAACCAGCAAGAGGTCTTAAAGCTTATATCCGAAGAAGTTGATAGACTTATTCAGGAAGGCCTACTTGAAGAAGATTTCAAACGAAATATGATGAAATTTTTGATGGGAACAACGCTTTTCGCTGGTGCTCTTGGTGGAATGCCAGGAAAAGCACAAGCTGAGATGAACCCAGAAGAAGCAACCGTAGCAGTTACTCAAGCTATTAAGAAAGAGTTGAAAAAGCAAGGAATGACCATGAGTGGAACTGACTACGACACTGGAAAACCTTATGAGATTTCTCTTGATGGTCAAAAGGATGACCTTGAAAAGCTTGGAAAGGCTGTGTCAAATTTAACAATAGCTAAGGGAACAGATAAAGCGGGCGACGCGAGGACGGCCAAATATTTTGCAAAGCAGATTATCAAACTTGCACCTAAAAATATAGATGGTAAAATAAAAGGCAAGGACGCTCGGGTTCCCAATGGAAATTCTATTGGACACGCTGCAGATGCTTTATCAGATGTGGCGCAGGCTGTAGCAAATAAAACAAACAAAGAAAACTTCAAAAATCAAAGAGCGACCCAAGCAAATATGGTAAATTATGACCTTGCTGTTGCAAACGCTTTTAATGGTATGCAATTTGCCAGCACTACAGACGACTCGGCCAAAATCAAGGAGGCTGTAGACCATTTATTTGATGTATTAGAATCTGCCGAAAAACAGGGCGCTCTAGATGGTAAAGCTGGACAAGCCTTAAAACTACTTGGAAAGGGAGATACCGAAGGCTTTAAGAAGTTAATGGGGTATTAAAAGATGCCTTACACGAGAGATGGTAAATGCGTCTACAAAAAAAACAAAGACGGCTCAAAAGGCAAGAAGACTGGTTGTTCTGACTCAGTTGCCATGGCCAAACAATATCTAAAAGCATTGTATGCCCAAGAAAATGAAGCAAACGAGGGTGTTGATGGTGAAATCGTAGAGTTTTTTGACGGATTGCTCGTTGAAGCAAGATTCAAAGATGTAAAAGCAAAATATTCCCAATATATGGGTATGGTTGATACAGCGAGAGATCAGTTAGGCAGAAAGTTAGGTGATAAGGGTGTTTCTAAGTATATTCTCTATGTGATGAAAGAAACTCACAAAATGTTTGACGAACCTAAGAACAAAGTTGAGGTATTAGATGCAGGAAAAGACGAAATCATTGCCGTAATGTTTGATCTTATTGATCTTGTTGAAAAATTTGAAAAAAACATATCAAGAATAAAAGAAAAAGACATTTACAAACTTAATGCAAGCGAATTAGAGAACCTAGTAGACAAACTACCCACACCAGAGTCCGAAGAGAAAAGAAAAAGAAAAGCACAAGCTGAAAAAGAATCTGCACGACTCTATGACGAAGATGACATACTAGTTGTAAGGCCTTTGACGACTGCTGCTGCAACTTACTATGGCATGGGAACGAGATGGTGCATATCTGCAACTCAATGTAAAAATTATTTTGATGAATATACAGCAGACGGTAAAGCATTTGCGATGGTCATCCTAAAGAATTTGCAAAGAGAGGGCGGTACTACCTTTACCAAGGCAGCAATGGTTTTTAATAGTGAGGGAGAGTACGAAGAGTTATATGACGCAGAAGATGACAAATACTATGACACCAATGATCTTAGGGATGCAATTGCGCTTAATCACAAAAGAACTGGTCAAAATTATTTCAATGATCTTGATGATGAAGAGCAAGAAGAGATTAATGATATCTTAAGAGAAATTATGGATAGGGCATCTGGAGAAATTTCCGATAATCCACCAGATGCTTCAGAGGTATTTTACAAAAAAATCGCTGAATACGAGGAGAAATATAAAGATGCTATAAAACATGCATCTTATGGTGCAGAGGTAGTGGACTTCGGTGAAAAACAGGGAGTTCAAGGTTATGGTAGTTTTGAAATTAAAGCACCAGTAAGTGTGTTGGTAAAAGAGCCTAGTTATCAAGAGCAGATGGATTTAGGGGATCGTATTCGTGATTTGTTAGACAATGAGCTTAGAATTTACCCAGATGAATTTGATGTTAACATTGTTGGAGACGAGATTGTTGTAGATTTACATTTTCAAATGTATGAATATGATGTTGAAGAATATGATGATCTATTAGAACGCGTCTACGAAGCAGATCGCAAATACTCACAAATGGTGCAAATTATGAATACAGCTTTCAAAGAGGGCGGCTTTATTGAAGCGCCACAGCAAGATGAAGTCACAGAATATCTTGATTCTTTTGCCAAAAACAATCAAAAAGTGAATATTGTTGATGAAGTCTCGTCTTATTTAGAGAGCTTAACGGACCCTGATGAAGATGAAGATGGTGATTCAAACTTCAACAGTGACGATGAAGACTTTATGAAATTTGACGATATCTCAACTGAAGATATTCTAGATCCAGATAAACCTGCCCCTTGGGACAGAAAGAAGGAAGCATGATTCAGACATTATATTATATTTTTCTCACCTTTGCAATATCCACAGGATTATTTATGGTATTAGCATCATTTAAAATTAAGTCTCTTAACAAAGAGATAAGAGAGTTAAGACAACTCTTAAATCACATAGTAAAAAAACCTGGAAGACATAGAAATAAAGTTATCACAAATAAGAAGTAGTGTGTTATAATAGCCTTATATGGAAGGAGCTATAATGATAGCTGATATTGTTGTTGATTTGCAGTATGGAGACTGCGGTAAAGGTAAGGTGACTCATGCCCTTTGTAGACAAAATGATTATACTCATGTTATCCGTTATAACGGGGGTTGCAATGCTGGTCATACTATCTATCATGAAGGAAAAAAGTTTGTTACTCATCACATTCCTTGCGGTGTGTTCTTTGGCGTGCGTTCAGTCATCGGACCAGGATGTGTAATAAGCCTTAAACAGCTATTCAAAGAAATTAAAGAGTTAGAAGAGAATGGAGTTGAAGTATCAGAGTATCTTAAGATTGCTTCAAATGCTCACATTATTACTGACTTTCACTTAATGGAAGACAGAAAAGATTCTGATATAGGTACCACTAAGAGAGGCAATGGGCCTGCTTATAGAGATAAGTACGCGAGAAAGGGGGTTAGAGCAATTGAATGCCCTGAATTAGCTCCGTATGTCATTGATATGTATTCTGAATTACACAACAATAAGGAATTTGAAAATGTTGAAGCGCTTTTTGAAGGGGCCCAAGGATTTGGCCTTGACGTTGATTGGGGTGACTATCCTTATGTTACTTCTTCGCATTGTACTGCCGCTGGTGCTTTGTTAAATGGTGTGCCACCTCAAGCCGTGCGAGATGTTTGGGGTGTTGCTAAAATATATGAAACATATGTAGGTGCGAAAAAGTTTCATGGTGGTGATGATGTATTTGAACTTATTCGCGAAGTAGGTGAAGAGTACGGAGCAACAACAGGCAGACCTAGACAAATTAATTGGATGGATTTTGATTTGATGAAAATGGCTATTGATATCAATGGTGTCAATAAGCTTGTGATTAACAAGATGGATGTGCTAGACGAGGTTCAAAAATGGTGCCTATACAGTGGTTTGAGCGTTTACGAATTTGAAAGCAGAGAAGACATGGAACATTGGCTCTGGTCGTCACTAGAGTCTAAAGAAATGGATATCATGTTTTCAGGGGACAAAGAGGCTATTTAAACTACTTATAGTATATACTTGTATATTCTGGGTTTAAATTATGCAACTTATCAAAGAAAACATTCAGCCTTTGGCTGATGACCTAATGTCCTATTGCCAAAAGCACCTTGGCTACAAATCCAGCCCATCCTTGCATTTTCAAGAAGATGAACAAAATTCTATGAATCCTCTTGGACAAACTGCTCATTATTCACCCGATGAAAACAAAGTTGTCGTATACGTTACTGGTCGTCACGTAAAGGATGTATTGCGTTCATTGGCACATGAATTGGTGCATCACCTACAGAATACAAGAGGTGAGTTTGATCAGGAACATGAAACAGGGCCAGGATATGCACAAAAAGACGGCCATATGCGAAATATGGAAAAAGAAGCCTATTTATTAGGTAATCTACTTTTTAGAGATTGGGAAGACCAAAAAAAATTACAGGAGAGTAAACAAATGAAAAAATCTAAATTAGAAGAAATGGTTAGAAAGGTTTTGATGGAAAAGCTTCAAAACCAACAGATTGAAGAAGGCGATGGTAATGTGAAGA